AAAAAATCTATAGAAACAATGGATAACATCACGCAGATTGTAATCACGCTCGCAACGGTAGCTGGTTCCGCAGGTATATGGAAGTTCTTTGAGGCAAGACTTCGTATCAAAGCCGAACAAAAGAAAACCGAAGAAAATAACTCCGACACGGTACAGTACCGTGACGATTTAAAGAACAGAGTCCGCAACCTTGAAAAGTTGTTGGCTGAGTCATCTGATGAAAAGGATGATTTGCGAGATAAAGTGTTAAAATTAACAGAGGAAGTGTCTGCATTGCGTATTAAAGTTGAATTTCTTGAGAAAGAGAATGAAAGACTCAAGCTTAAATAACTTTAAGTGCGTTGCCCAAATAAGCGGCAAGCGCAAGTGTCAAAAGCAGTGTTCCTTGTGTAAGGAACATTATGGCTCAAAAAAACAAGACAAATAACTGGTCTGACTTATTAGTCAACATTATAGGTCACGAACCCCCACCTGACTCGTTAGAGTTACGCAATTCATTTATAGAAAACTGTTTGGCCGATCAGGACGGTTTTAAGGTGAGCCAGGCTCAAATACACTTGACCATGCAGAAAGCTATATTTGATTGGCAAATGCATGCGCAACAACTAAATTCTCGTTTGAATGCGTTAATTAGAGCGCCCTACAACACAGGAAAGTCTCAACAAGTTCCAATTGGCTTGTCTGCTTACTTAACCACTCGTAAACACGAACTAGAAACTTTAATCGTGTCTGCGGACGGTGGCATATCTACCAAGCGTATTTTATCGTTAAGGGCTTTGTTTATGAGTGACCAGTATAAGTATTGGTGTCGTGAATACAATTTCAATCCTGTTGAGTTTGACCGTACCGACACAGGATCTACGCAACGCATCATTGTTAAGAGCCGCAACCGTACTGGTAACCCCACCTATGAGGCATATGCTGTGCTAACCCAAACCACAGGTCAACGTGCAGGGGTATTAATACTTGATGACGTTGCCAACGATGAAGATAGAATATCTACGGCTCGCAGAGAAACGGTGTGGAACAAAGTATCGAACACATGGATTAAGCGTGTACACGATAAAGGTATTGTTTTGAGTGTGTGTACGCCATACCATCCTAATGACGCTAATAGTCGCTTAATGAAGTCTGGAATCTTTAATGTGTTGCAGATTTCGGTAAAAGAAGATAAAACTGGATACAAAGTGGAACAATGGAACAACCTAAAGTAATTATATACGCTAGATTCTCTACAGACATAGAGCAGGAAGAGATAGACTCTATAAAGGAAAAGATGGATAATTTTCTTTCAATGATTGGTGCAAAAATGATGGGACAGCATTGGGAGTTAATTCAAAAAGGTGGTTATTCAGATAAAATAGATGAAATTATGAGCAAATGTATTGAAAACAGATGGGGCATACTCACTTACAACCTTAAAACACTACACGAACACCAATCAGGTGCATTATCCATTGTATCAGAGGGTGCTGAAATGGGTGTCCCCATCTTTTTTATAGATCCTGACAGCGCACTTAAATCTATCTTTAGTATATGAGAGAGCCTGACAAGGTATGGGAAATACCCTTATGGGAAACCAATCACAGTAAACAACGGCTACTCCAAGAAGAAGCGATGGACTTTCTTTCGTATAAGTTGGGGTACGAAATGAGCGAGGAAACAGATGATCCTACTAGGAAAGCTTACAAACATTTTGACGGCTACAATCATTACCCTGATGGCAATCTTACGGCTGTCGATTACGACCCTAGTTATGCTGTGTGGCTTTGTGCTGATTTCAACAGGTCTCCTCATTGCTGGGCTTTGCTCCAGGTTAAAAAGGCTCGTAATGGCCTTAAGCAGTATGTTGTTTTTGACGAAATATTCTCGAAAGAAGCGCTAACCACTGAACAAGCACAAAAGGCAGTAGATTTGTTGCAAAAATGGCGAATCTCAAAGGTTTTATTGGCTGGAGACAACACGTCCAACCAAAAAAGTGGTAATTATGGTCGTATCGGTAAAAACGATTGGGACTATGTGCGTGAAGTGTTTGAAGAGAACAATATATCCTATAAAAACGAGTTAGACGTACAAAACCCTAAACGAAAAATACGTGTAGACAAGGTAAACAATGTTATTTATGCAGGAGTCAATGGCGAAAGGCGCTTATTAGTTAATACACGTTGCGAAAACGTAATAAAAGACTATATGTACTCCATAGTTGATGACAAAGGGCTAAAAATAGACAATGGAGACCGTGGACACATGTCAGACGCTACAGATTATGCTATTTGGCGTAACGAAAAAGGAAATGCGGCGCCCATGTACGTGTTACGCTAACTTCTGCCATAATTGCGTCAAACTTATGGCTGAATTACGATAAAAGTCAATACTTTACTTTAGTATTGAATCTTGGTAGGATATAATCATATTTTTGACACCATGACTAAGAAGAAAGATTCAAGATTAACTAGAGCAGGGGTGTCTGGCTACAACAAGCCTAAACGCACCCCTAATCATCCTACTAAGTCACATGTGGTTGTTGCCAAGGTGGGCAACAAGATAAAAACGATACGCTTTGGTCAACAAGGTGTGAGTGGAGCAGGTAAGAACCCTAAGACCGAAGCTGGTAAAGCAAGGCGTAAGTCTTTTAAGGCTAGACACGCTAAAAATATAGCTAAAGGCAAAATGTCTGCGGCATATTGGGCAAACAAAGTAAAATGGTGATGTATTATGCCATTACAACGTGGATCGTCTCCAGATGTTATACAGAAAAATATTCGACAACTTATCAAAGAGGGCTACACTCGTCAACAAGCCGTAGCTATAGCCCTACAATTCTCTAGAAAATGATAGATACCTCAAAATTATACTCAGTATCCCTAGATGTTGTTGAAGACATCATAATGAAGGAATTAAGACACCCTTATTTTAGTGTTGTATTAGACAGGGCTAAAATAATGAACAGTTGGTTTCAGGCTGAGTATGATGAGTATACTGCCATATCTAGCACTGTATTCTCTGATAAGTCTTATATTATCGAGCAGTCTACCATTGAGTCCGATGACGAATATAGAGAGCGCTTAAAGCGAATGAAGTTGTTTCCGTTGGAGCAAAAGTTCTTATCAGCGCAACAACGTATCTATGATGAAAATAATGTCAACAGGTTGTACCCTGAAAACAAAGACTTTTGGCGATGGAAAGAGTCTAACTTTGATGATGCAGGGTGTTCTATTACCGAGTTCTATAGAGACAAGGTTTTATTTGTAAAAGAGGTTTTGGGTTTTGGTGCAGTAATTACTGACCTTATGATGGACGGTAACGGCAACCCTGTTACCGACACAAACGGCAACGTAGTCCCTTACAACTTTGTTGTACGTCCTCACGAAATATGGAACTTTCAAGTGAATCAAGGCGCTCTCACGTTGCTTGTTACTCGTCAAATGTATTATGACCTAGACAACGTTAAGAAGCATAAGTGGACCGCCTACACACCTGAGTACATCTGCGTGTATACTGAGGAGAATGGGAAGAAACAAAAGACGTTGGAAATACCTAATCCATTTGGTGAAGTTCCAGCCACGCTACTTAAGGGTCAAACGGATGCTAACAGTTCATTTATCGTGGGCAAGCCTCGCAGGTATTCATTAAAAGGAATGTACTTGGCTGTGTCTGAGTTGTTTTATGACCTAAAGAAAGGGTCTGAACTGTTTGGGCATCCTATTCCTGTTCTCACGGATTCAATCGTTCGAAGCCTGGCAGGCGTGGCAGATGATGACAAGTATGATTCACGCACTATTAAAGAGGGCGTAGGTATGGCTATCATTATACCTGATGACCAGCAAATACCTAGCAACATGCTCTATCAAGCAGACATGCAAGGCCTACAACATCTTAGGGACGTAATATTTAGCGACTTAATGTCCATGATATTTTTACTGGCTCAAGTGAGAGACAAGTCGGTTGTTAAATCAAACGTGTCAGGATCAGCCAAACGCTTTGACAATGTAGAAGAGCAAGGCTTATTGGCAGCTACGGCCATGGATATGGAGATGATTGAAACGCAAGTTATACGCAGAATGGCTAAGGTTCGTGATGAGTCTTACGAGGATTACATGATTAGTTACAGTAAGCATTATGACCTGTCTAGTGCGGATGAAATATTTAAAGACATTACTGAAGGTATGCAGTATCACGCATTATCCTTGCCACTGCTAAAGAAATTAACAGCGGAATACATGCGCAAAAGGTCAATGCCTCAAGAAGATATTGATGACGTTATGGAGTACTTTGAAGAGTATGGAATGCCTAAAACTACTTCAGACCTACGAAATTTGGTGGATATACTGCCACCTGAAGAACTTCAACGCCAAGCACAAGTTGGTATTGAAACACAAAGCGAGCAATAATTAACTTATAACCATATTATGAGCGAACAAAACCTAGAGCAAGCTGACGCTCCTGAGTCAGCAGTAGAGGAGTCAACCTCACAAACACAAGAGCAACAATTTGACAAAGACAAGTTCTTTCGGGGCGCATACAACGAAGGAAAAAGCAAGGTCGAAAAAGATGTTGTTAGTAAGTTCTCTGAATTACTGGGGGATCAAGTTGAGTCGTTAGATGATGCTTTTTCACGCATTCAGCAAACTCTAACTCCTAAACAAGAGGATAAGGGAGAGTCTGAAAAGTTGCGTGAATTATTGCAACAATATCAGCAAGAAGCTGAGTCTGCTAAAGAGCAGTTACAAATGACTCAAATGCAAAACAGAATCGACAGCGAGTTTAGTGGTGCGTTCAATGCCTTACAACAAGACAATGAATTAACATTAAAGACTGATTATATCGAGCAACTGTTTTATAATGAATATGAAATTGAAGAGTCTAATGGTGAGTTTTATGCCGTTAAAAATGGTGTACCTGACCTAGACCAACAAGGAAACAGAAAATCTATAGCCAACTCTCTAGTAGAGTTTGCTAAACAATTTGCGAAGCCCAAGAAAGTGGGCGCAGGAGGAGCAACTGGTGGTACTCCTTCTAGTGAAAGACCTAGCCGAGCAGAGTTTCAAAAACTTGTACGCTCGACTAACCCAGCAGATCGTGCTAAGGCTGAGGAGCTATTTGCTGCTTCTAGAGCCGCAGGCGGTTGGGCTGAACAAGCGTAAATCCATCTTTTATGGTTAGGCAAAACCTTAATTGTCATGTTTTGGTCACAGCGACCCAAAAGCTAAATATAATCCAACATTTAATTTAACTTTTATAAAGACATGGCAATTAATAGTAATTTTTCCATCTATGAGCCAGAGGCGTTTGTTGAGGTTGCACTAGCTAACCAATATCCAGACCGACCAATGGTATCCAAAGCCGTTACTAACGTAGCTGGCGCATCTATCGAAGGACTCGTTGCATCTCGTAACAAGTCTGTAAATATCACTCGTGCAGTAAAGCCTACTGGCTCTCCTTCCTCTTATTCAGGTAGCTACTCTCTAGGTACTCCTGATGCTAGTGAAGAAACGTTAACCATCAACAAGCACTACTATGCTGGATTCAGCATCGACAAAGCCGACCAACGTTTTGCGCTTCCTGACTTAGTACAACAACACTTTGTACCAAGACTACACCAGCTTATTGACCAAATCAATAGTGACGTGAAAGTAGAGGCTCGTAAAGCTTTTGAAGTAGCTTTCGCTGACAATAACACTGATTCTACTGTGTTAAGTGCTGACGACCTTGCTGAAGCCCGAAGAATCATGGCTGCTCGTAAGTTTGTATCTGACAACATGATGATGGTTATTGATCCTTTCGCTGAGAAAGACTTAACTACACTAAACCTATTCCAACAAGCTAATACTCGTGGAGACGCTGGTATTCAACTAGGTGGAGCAATGGGTCGTGCGTATGGTTTTGACTTCTTCATCGACAATCAAGGAAGCAATCACACTGCTGCTACAGTAACTAACGCTGTTGTTGCGGCTAACGCAGCTGTAGATGACACTACTCTAACTATTGACAACGGTGCTGGCGCTGCTGCAACTGTATCTCTAGCTGAGGGTGACGTTATTACTTTCGGTTCTGCTAAAGGTACCGATGACTTCTACACTGTTGAGTCTCAAACTGGAACTGTATTGACTCTTAAAGAGCCATTACGTAAAGCTGTTGCTAACAACGCTACTATCAACCCAGTTGATATTGCTTCTGGTGACACTGGACGTGAGCAGTTCTTCTACGACCCATCTGCCCTTGCCTTAGTAACTGCTGTAATGCCTTCAGTGGATAGCGGTTCAGGTTCAGGCGTT